ATAAGAACAGAGCATTGATAGCAGCTACAAGATGGATTGATACTTTGGTTTATTACGGAGATAGATGTGATGATGACCAAGCGTTAAAGTTTCCTAGAACTAATTATCAAGTTGATGGAGTTGAACTTGCTTGTACTTTGATTCCACAAAATATTAAATATGCCCAATATGAATTAGCTTTTGCTTTGGCAAATGATACTGATGCAATTATTGGAAGCACTGGAACTGACGGTAATTTTGAAGAAGTTAAGTTAGGAGATATTCAAGTCAAATACAACACAACGAGTCAAGGAACGGGCTCTGTTAATAACGTATTTGACGTTTATCCGTGGTTACAAAGTTATTTAGGAGCTTATGTTCTTGGTGGAGCAGGTAGTTTTCAACTTAGGGTGGTTAGAGGATAATGGCAGGACAATTAGACACAGCACTAAAGAACATAGCCAAGCAAGTAGTGTCTCAACTAGGAGACTCATTAGACACAACTATTATCTACACTAGAAAGGCATCCGCTTCTTATAATACTTCGACTGGTGCAGTAACTACTAGCGATACGAGCTATACAATAAAAGTTCCTGTAGAGTTTATTCAATCTAGCGAGGAAACAGGATTTCAAGAAAACGTAGCTAGAATTTATATAACACCTGATCTTATAGGAGATAGCCAACCCCTATTATCAGATGAAATAACTCTTACATTTTCTGGATCGACCAGAGTTTCAAAAATTACTGATGTAAGAACTTTGCGTGGCGGTCAGGAATACTTATTTAGAGTTGACGTTATCTTCTAATGACTTTAGTAAACGCACGAGCAGCATTTGAAACAGCAATTAAAACTGCCGTAATTGCTGCTGATAATACAGTAACAGTGGTATTTGACAATATGCCTTTTAGTACTCCTGGTAAAAACAAAAAGTATGTGATGGTAAGTCTTGATTTTGCACAAGCGACCACGCAAACTCATGGTGCTGCACAGGACTATTATGCTGGTTCTATAAGATGCGGAATTATGACGCCACCAAACAAAGGAAGTGCCGTTGCATCTGCCATAGCAGAATCAGTTATTGATGGATTAACTTCAGTAAACGCACCTGGATATTCGGATACATTTTCAGTGACTCCAAGAGTATCAGCAATAGAGGGGCCTACTTCTGTTACCGTAGAGGGAGACAGTCATTATTTAGCTGTTGTAAGCTGCGATTTTACTGCCAATGCCTAGTAGAAAACCACTATCAAAAATGCCCACCGACTTGAGAAAGTTAATACTAAAAGGCAGAAAACAGTTAGCCAAGGAAATAGTACACTCTCTTACTGAAGATGGCCCATGGTGGACAGGAACATTTGGTGAAAACTGGGTCGTATCCAAAACTCCCGTAAAGCCTACACGAAAAAGAAGTCCTCAAACTGCTTTTAACGATATACCAGGCCCAACAGGCAGAAGATTTAAAAACGCGAGAGTACCTACAGCAAAAATGGGTCAAGATTTATATGTAGGAAACAGAGCTAAGTATGCTGGTTTTGCAATAAACGCTCCAGGTCAAACACTTCCAAACCTCAAAAACAAACAGGTTACATACGCAGAGCACTACAAAGAATCTCGAAGCCCAACAGCTAAACAACCAAACTGGTACAACGTATATACGTTAGGTGGGCTTATCAACAAAGATATAGACAAAGCATTTAAAAAAGTTGGTTTTAAATAATAAAGTAGTAGTATAGTATAAGAATACACTATTCAACTTTATGGCATCAGAAAGAGCAATCGACAAGCTAAAACAAGCGTTTAGCATAGGCAAAAGAAGTAGCTACCCTATATACAAAGATGGCGAACTAATCTTGCGAGTGTACTGGACACCACTAACTATTGCTGATCGAGATGCAATAAATGATACTCTAATAGCTTCTAACAGAGCACAAAACGAAAGTAGCCTAGATTTTGCTCTTCAAGTAATTATAAATAAAGCTGAGGATGAAACTGGTAAAAAATTATTTGTTGAAGCAGATAGACCAAGTTTAAGAAGAGAAATACCATTAGGTGTTTTAGTAGAGCTTATGACTAAGATGCAAGAGTTGGGAGAGGAGGCTACCCCTGATGCCGTAAAAAGCACAACTTAACAAGGATCATTACTTATATTTTCAGTTTATGATTGCTGAAACATTAGGAATGACAGTCGAACATCTTCGTAAAAATATGACCTTAGAAGAAGTTTACGGCTGGAACGCTTACTTTAGTATTAAAAATGAAAGAGAAAAGAAAGCATACGAAGATGCACAAAAGAAAGCTCAATATCGTAAGGTACGCTAAACTAAGAACAATGTTTTATTTAAATTAGTGGCTGGCTCTAATTACGAAGTAAATATAAAGTTAGATGTTCGGAAGATAAACCAGCAGATAAGTAATTTAGAGCGAAGAATATCTAAACTAAACGCATTAGCACAGGGGAAAAAGGGCGAGTCCAAAGTACTTTTAAAAAATGAAAGAGACAAGGCTGCATTACTAATAAAACAAGAAAGAGCACAAAAAAATATTAATAAGGAGTTAGCAAAAACAAATAAGTTAAAGAAAGAAAGTTTAAATCTAACCAAAAAAGAAACCTCAAAAAAAGTTAGACCTACTTCAAAAATACCTTTAGGGCCAAGTTCTCCACTTAACTTTAGTCCTCAAGGCCAGATGTTAAAAGGTAAACCAGGTTTTTTAGGTGCTAGTCTATCACCCGAAATATCTGGGGCATTAATAAGTGGTGCATTTCCGTTGTTATTTGGACAAGGACCATTAGGTGCTGCTGCTGGTTTTGGTGGTGGATTAATCGGATCAAAACTAGGAGGACAGACAGGTGGATTTGCAGGAGGTCTTGTTGCTACTGCTGCTCTACAGACTATCCAGCAAACTATTTCTGCCATAAGTCAGTTAGGACAAGCGATGGGTCCTTTTGCTCAAAATACCGATGCTGTAACAGCAGCAATAGGATTACAAGGGTCGGCAGAAGAAGCCCGCATAAAATTAATAGAAGAGTCACAGGGTAAAACAGCAGCTTTCAATGCTTCGATGAAATTGATGGGAACTAGAATAGGAGAGGATGGAGTTGAAAGACTGAAGAATTTTGGAGAGAGTACAAGGCTTATTGGAAGTGAAATGGCATTAGCGGTAACAAAATTACAAGCATTTGGAGCAGGAATAGCTAATTTCTTATTAAGAATTAGTGGAGCCAGGGATCGTTTATCAGCAGCAGCAGCAACTAGAACTGTTGCAGATGCAGCAGCAAGAGGCGATACAACTGCTCAAGCATTAGTAACAAAAAGGGCGAACATAACAAGTGGTATGGGCAGGAGTGCTACTAAAATAAATGCAGATAAACTAGAAGAGTTAGAACTAGAAGAAAAAATATTTGCAATTAGAGAAAATACAAATATTGAAGCTGATACCATGTCCTCAAAATTTAAAGATATGGTTAAGCAAATAAAACAACAAGAAAGCACCACAGCCAGAATATTAGAGTTAAGAAAAGAAGGATTGAACCCTGAGTTAGCTCAAACAATCGCTAACTTAGAAAAAGAAGGCCAAATTAGTAAAGACAATATACAGTTTGAAATAGACGCTCTCTTAAAAAAACAAAGAGAAGTGGGCATACTTAATACTGAAGATCAAGAAAGATTAACTACTCTTGAAGCGTCCCAAGATTCGATTGATGAACAGGTAAATGGTTTGTCAAAATCAGTACAGGAAACTCAAAGACTTAACGAAGCAGCAAAAATAACACAAGACGCTTTTGACAAACTAAAAGATACGATTGCGACAGATATAGGAAACGGAATAAAAGGTTTAATTAAGGGAACACAAAGTTTAAATGATGTTTTAACAGGTGTTCTCAATAGGATGGCTGATGCCCTTTTAAACATGGCTGTCTTTGGCAATGCTGCTGGCACATTTTCTCCAGGGTTAGGTATTATAGGAAGCATTTTTAAAGCAAATGGAGGACCAGTAAAAGGTGGTGGTAGTTATATTGTTGGTGAAAAGGGGCCAGAGTTGTTTACACCAGGAGTTTCTGGTATGGTTACACCAAACCATGCCCTTGGAGGTACAACTAATGTGGTGGTCAATGTAGACGCTTCTGGTTCTAACGTAGAAGGAGATGACCAATCTGCAAAACAATTAGGTGAACTTATAGGAGCAGCTGTTCAAACAGAAATAGTAAAACAACAAATGGCTGGAGGTTTATTAAACTAATGACAAATTCTTTTCCAACAACTGTTAACCCTACTTACGGTTTAACAAAAACATCAAAACCAAAAATCCGTATTGCAGAATTTGGTTCGGGATATTCTCAACGATCTACATTTGGTATTAATCAAAATTTAAAAGTATATAAACTTAAGTGGGAGAATATAACTGAAACACAAGCTGATGAGATTGAAGATTTTTTAGATGGTCAAGCTGGTGTATCATCTTTTACTTACACACCACCAGGAGAAAGTGCTAGTAAAACCCTTATCTGTAGAGATTGGAATAAAACGATACCATATTTAAATAGAGCTACAATAAATGCAACATTTGAGGAGGTAGCAGAAGCATGACAAGCTCACAAATATCACCAGCTTCTTCAAAAATTAGTGAAGAAATACAAAAACTGGAACCATCTGCTGAAATTGAATTATTTGTTCTTACATATACTTCTGAGGTTAATGGTATAGATCAGGTATTTAGATATCATGCTGGAACCAATGAGGTAAAAACAGATATTATTTTTGGAGGTAATTCTTACTCTGCTGTCCCAGCAGAAGTTACAGGTTTTGATAGTACTACAACAGGTACTTTGCCTAGACCAAAATTCAAAGTTGCTAATGTAAACAACGCTATATCTTCTTTTATACAACTTTATAATCCTTTACAAGGCAAAGTACAAAGAATAAAAACTTGTAAAAAATTTTTAGATAAAGAAAATTTTACATCTGGTACAAATTCTACTGCTGATAAAAATGCTATTTTTAAAACAGATGATATTTGGTACATAGATCGTATAAGTCAAGAAAATTTAGAATTTGTTGAATTTGAATTATCTCCGAAAATTAATTTACAAAATTTAAGAATACCTAAAAGGCAAATAACAGAACATTGTCCTTGGGAATATAAAGGCAATGAATGTGGTTATAAAGGAAAAAAATTTTTTACTGTTGATGATGTTAAAACAACTAATGCCGCATTAGATAAATGTGGTCATAAATATTCAAGTTGTCTTAAAAGATTTGGAAAAAATAATGGAGGCACTAACAAAAAGCCTATTCCTTTACCCTTTGGTGGCTTTATAAATGCAAGAATACAGATATGATGGCTTTTCAATTAGCAGCAAAACAACACGCAATACAAGAAGCACCTAAAGAATCTTGTGGAATAGTTGTAAATGATGAATATTATCCTTGTCTTAATATTTCAGATACACCAGAAGATAATTTTGCAATACATCCAAAAGACTTTTTAAGAGCTAGATCAAAAGGT